GGTTTTTTATTACCTGAAGGAAAGTTATGTACAAGTTAAAGCTAAATCCTCAGACCAGCGGCTATGGCGTAACACCGGGTGATGATGTGAAACGTCAGCAGATGGATGGCGGTCGTGGTCGCTATTACATCGATGTGAAACGTAACAGCCACATTGTTGATGTGAACTGGAACTTAAGTAAAACCGATTTCAATAAAATGATGGCTTTCTGGCGGGTCTACCAGAACAAACCAGCCTCATTTTATGCGGATTTGGTGATTGATCAGGGAACACGTCAGCAATATCTATGCAATTTCATTCCAAACTCGTTCAAGACCAATGAAGTCAACGGCAACTTATATCGTGTGAACGCGCAGCTCGAAGTTGTTCAAAACCAGCCTAACCTGAATGCCGATATAGCATTAATTAAAGATTGGGAGGTCTAATGGATAACGAATATGCCAAGTTCTTTTTCAATCGGAAAGTTGATGTCTATCAACTGGAGTGTATTGAGCTATCACATCCTTCTTTTATGAATACTTATCGGGTAGTCCGTAATGATGACCGAGGTGTCTATGTACAACATAAGGAAGGATCCGGTCAGGTCTATTATGAGTTCTTGCCAGCATCTATTCAAAGATCCGGAATGCTGGGTGATCTGGACCAGACATTAACCGTTTCTATCTCTGGTCTAGGTGATGTGATGCCTGATGAGTTTGAACGGGTAATCGAAGGGCAATATCCAGATGTAAAGCCAACCGTAAATTACCGGATTTACAGTTCAGACAATCTGAACTCTCCAATGTTTTATTTACTTGGACTGCAACTCTCCAGTGTTGCCATGAACCATAAAGCTGTGACGTTCAAAGCTGAATCTCCACGATTAAATACCGCTAAAACTGGAGATATCTTTGCACTAGACCGCTTTACTGGTCTCAAGGGGGCTATATGAAAAGTCATGATCATTTGCTTGATAGACAATATGACGAGGAAAACTACAACTGTGTTCATTTTGCTCATGAAGCTGCATTGGATCTATATGATATTGATCGAGGAGAGGCGCTTGAGTTTTTTATGAAGCCCGTCAAAGAGAAGGTATTTCTGCCATCAAGATTGAAGTTACTAAATCCATTGCCCATGCCCAAGGAAGGCTGCATAGTCGCCTTTCACTCTAGATACCGAAACAAGCCCCCACATGTGGGGCTTTTTCGTTTGGGGCGTATTTTGCATTTGCAGGAATCAGGCGTTTCATGGATGCCAATTCAAGTCGTTCAAGCATTTGGATTTAATCGTGTGAGTTTCTATGATTAAGATTATTTATAAACAAGACCCTTTATCCGAAGACAAAACAATTGAACATGCTGAAACTTTGGGTCAATGGCTTACTTCAAAATATGACCATATGCCTGAGCATGTCCGTATTTTTCATACCATAAGCAATATGGATCATGCGGAAATTTCATTTGCGAATGAAGTCACACCGAAGAATGCATATGAATTAAAGCAGCTCGATTTCTTGCCAGGCACTTTCATTGTAATTGAGAATCCCAAGGGTATAGACCCCATAACTCTAGCTTGGATAGCGGTTGCTTCTATAGTTATGGGTGTGGCTGTTGCATTATTAATGCCTGTGCCCTCAATTACCCAAACCAACCAGAATAACAATCAATCCTCGTCTGCAAATAACGAATTATCAAACCGTGAAAATAAAACTCGCGTAAATGGTCGTATCGCAGATATTTATGGTGCCGCTCACGATACCCCTGATCTGATTACTGTGCCTTACAAGGTATATGAAAACAATGTCGAAGTAGAGCATGTTGTTGGTTGTATTGGTCGTGGTCACTATAAAATTAACGGTGCATATGACGGTGAAACCAACATTGTTGATATTGCCGGCGCATCGGTAGAAGTCTTTCGACCGGGTGTCGATATTGTCTCGGGTGAGCCATATTTCTCGCTTGGTACCGAAATTACAACTCCACCCTTAACAGTTCAGCATCAAACTTCTGTTAATGGCCAAGTTTTACGTCCTGCTGATACACAATCTTTAGAAGGTACGAACTACCTTCATTTTGCATATCCAAACGAGATTCTTCGGGCAACGGCAAACAACACAGATTTAACCACTAAGTTTGTAAGTAATGACCGCGTAGAAATCACGAATGCCTCATTCACGTTTAACGGCCAGACTTATGATTTAAACGGCACTTACAGTGTTCTATCGGTAGCTGATGATCGAATGACGTTATCAAATCCGGCGGCCGTTAATGCTAACTGGTTAAAGCTTAAAGAGTTAAATAACCAGCAAACAGCAGCTTTATCACCAAAGATCAGTTCAATAGGTGAAAAGTGGATTGGTCCATTCATTCTGGACAATGTCGAACGAAGTCGGGTGCTATGTAACTTTGTGGCCACAAATGGACTTTACACAGTTTCTTCAGGTGGAAATCAGGGAGCTGTAAACGTCACGATTGAAGTAGAAGTAACGCCGGTAAATGAATCGGGTGCAGCCATTGGTAATCCAATGCTAAAGCAGATCATTCTAAAGGGTTCGGCAAAGTCACGTCAGACAGTTGGCGCAACGCTGGATATGGTGACATTTCAAGGTCGCTGTAGTGTCCGTGCACGTCGTTTAACACCAACACCGGCGGTTACAACGGTAGTAGATGAAGTAAAGTGGCAGGCGCTTTATGGTGCTTATCCTTTGCAAAGCACAGTGTATGAACATGAAACGGTTTTTCGTGCGCGCACTTATGCAACCACTGGAGCTTTATCTGTTAAGTCCCGCAAGATCAATTTTGATCTTCAGCGAATGTTGCCGACTTATAAAAACGGGGCAATGACAACAGAGCTATATCCAACGTCTAGCTTTGCTGATGCTTTGGTATCTATGGCACTCGATGACAAGATTGGCCGCCGTTCGATCGATGAGATTGATCTTGAAAACATCTATCGGACCTATAATGATGTAGTTGATTATTTTGGTACGCCGCTAGCGGCTGAGTTCTGTACTACCATTGATGATACGAATCTATCTTTTGAAGAGCTGGTTACCAATCTTTGTGATGCGGTGTTTTGTACTGCATATCGGCAAAACAATAAGCTCAAGCTTTATTTTGAACGGCCAACTGATAACTCGGTAATGCTGTTTAACTTCAGGAATATCATTCCAGATAGTTACAAGCATGATCTAACCTTTGGCGTGATGGATGACTACGATGGACTGATCTATGAATACACGGATCCGACCGACGATAGTCGTATCAATATCTATTTGCCAGACAAAGGAGCAAAGAACCCGAAAGAAGTGAAATCCGTTGGGGTACGAAACAAGTGGCAAGCTCATTTTAATGCGTACCGGATCTGGAACAAGCTTCGGTTTCAACGTAAATCCATCACCTTTGATGCGGCGCCTGAGTCTGAATTGCTTGTGCTACGTGACCGTATTGCTGTAGCAGATTATCGCAATGGTATTCATCAAAGCGGGGAAGTGGTACAGCAAGAGGGTTTAATCCTCACCTTAAGCCATGATGTAGATTTCATTGCAGGCAAGAGCTATGTGATCTATCTGCAAATGGGGGATGGTACCGTGGACCTAATTCCTATTACACCGGGTTCAGCCAAGAACAAAGTTGTTTTAGGGCGTTTACCGAACGGGGCCTTAAAGCTTAGTCCCGATGACTTTGTGAATACTATCTACACGGTAGTTAATGACGATACCAAAGGCTCATTACCTTATCTGGTTGCAAAAAGAGAACCAGCTGACCAGTTCTCTAATACAATTACTGCAATTAATTACGATGAACGTTATTACCTCAATGACAAGGACTTCATTGATGTACCGGTAGATGATTCACCGATTTATATTCGATATGACCAGCTTGATATTAATCTGGCACGTTTGTATCAGATGCAAAGAGGTGATTTACCAACGACTGGCGAAATCAGTTTTGTAGTTGAAGCAGGTGCACTAGTTTCAAGTTCAAGTTCTTATCGACCGGAAACCAGATTTGTCTATAAATTCGACTATAACTCTAGTCCTGCAAAACGAGAGTATATCGTTCCAGCTGCATCAGAATTACCTGCTATTGATACTGGTGAGTTCCCACCTGATCTCGTGGTAAATTTGACTATTAAAGGTGCTGTTGTTGGACGTGGTGGAGATGGCGGGTTGCCACATTTGGCATTTGGTGCATGGTCTACCGATCCGGATTATAACTTTACTAAAACCCGCCGTGACGGTTTTCAGGGAGCACCCGGTTTATTAAACCGGCACAGTAAACTAAACCTGATTATTGATGGTGGAACTCTGGCTCGAGGCGGCTCAGGTGGTGGAGCAACACCAAGCGGTATTTATACAGGATTATCGTATGGAGTTCAGGGTATTCCCGGTGGAGCTGGAGCACCTTTTGGTCGGGTTATGACCGGACAACCTATTACTAACGATTCACAAGACTGGCGTTGGTACTTAAATGGTGACTTTATGGTTGTCAAAGTAACCGATGCCGAAGCTTCGGTACCCGGTAAAGGTTACCGAACCCAAAATGATCGATATGGATCTCCATTGTCTGGTGATGGTGGAGGTTGGGGCCAGCGCGGTACCAAGTCCACCAATGATGGAACATGGAACTGGCAATACCATGGCACAACTGAAGGCCAGCCGGGGCCGGGTGGACCTGCAATTGTTGGGGTGGCACCACTTACAACTCAATTGATCAATGGAGGGAAAATTCTACAAACACTTTAAATCTTAAAAGAACTTTGAGCACCCAATTCGGGTGCTTTTTTATTGCCTAAATTTTCTGGAGATATAAATGGAACCAGTTTCAACAAGCGGTTTAACAGCAATTTTAAAATTTTATGGTGCAGCAATTATGGTGACGTTAGCGGTTGCTTTAGTTGCAGCAGTTGTATTGATGACACGTATGCCACGATCACCTCAAGAATGGGCAGTTGGTTTGATCTGTACGGTTGTATCAAGTTTGGCTGGCGGCTCATTCATTATTGTGAAGTGGGGACTTCATGAATGGGTTACTGATGTATGGGGGATGATTGCTCTAGGTGGG